TGGTCGTCGCAGCGTACTCACTAGCGCTGAGACTTTTGATCGCAGCTTTTGGAAGGTATCTTTCACCCGTATCAGAAGATTTTTTACCACTTTTGGTTGTCCAATCTTGTTTGCCCCAGTCTTTAAGAGACTGTTGCGGTTTAGCTAATCCACCACCGGCCATTTTCTTCTTCCCAGCGCAGTGGGCCTTCTCTGAAAAACCTTTTGGGGCATCACAGTTTATGGCTTTCTTGCGCTTGTCAGACCATTTAGTCACGGTAGCCACCACCTGCGGCTTTGTATCGTTTAGCCATGACTTGTGCTTTACGGGCTGACCACTGACCTGCACCAGTACCTACGATGGCCGCAGCTTTGACGCTGTTGAAAATCCGTTTACGTAACTCAGGCTTGGTGTAGTTACCCGCCTCGTTTACCTTGGATTTGACCTTCCCACCCTCTTTATACTGGGTAAAGTCAGTGTCGTCCCGACGAGCCTTTTTCTTACCCTTGGGCATTTTAGAAGGGGAGATGTCCCCCATACCACGGCTTGCCATCATTTTGTTTTACCTTTAGATTTTTTGGCTAAAAACAATTTGTCAACCATCTTTATCCGCTGGGGTTTGGTTGTAACTTTATTAATAATAGCCAGTCGTTTAGGTTCACTTGCACCGTAAAACCCAGCCTTTTTTAAAGACTTAACTACAGTACTTGCAGGTTTTACGGTTGCCATGATGACTTATTAACAGGCTTTGCCGCCGCTTTTCATACCAACCATTGTGCCTTTGGTTTTGCCTTTTGTAGCAACACCGTCAGCGCGTTTGGAAGCAGAACCACCACCGGCCATACCGCCCATGTTCATCTTTTTCATGCCGCCGTGTTTCATGCCTTTGCCGTCACCGATAAAAGCGGGCTTACCGTCTTTCATGGGCATACCGCCACCGGCCATACCACCTTTTTTCATGGCTGAATCTTTCATCATTTTGCCATCTGACATCTTGTGCATGCCATCTTTTCTCTTGGCCATTATTGCCATCATGCCTGCGTTCATCTTAGCCATAGTATCACCACCTTCTTTAAAAAAAGTCATTTTTCCGTGATCGGTTTTAGACTTATTCACCTTCTGAACATCTGGACGGGTACGCCCACCAGAACCAAACTTTTTACCCTTATCCGCTTCGTCAAAATCTTTGCCAACGCTTTGCGGTATTCCAACTTTTTTGGCAAACGCGGGGTTATTTGCAATTGCTGCCATGAAGTTGTGTTGTTTTTTACTTGTGCTTGGCATTATATGTACCTGTTACGTCCAACAATACCACCACGTAAATACTGTTCAATGTCATCAATATCAAACGCACCTTTACCACCGCCTTGGGGCATATCGTTACTACGATCTTGAGACATATCGGCATCCGTAGGCTCGCTAACACCCGTCCGATAATCGCTAAGGCTATTTGAAAAATCGTACTCAGCATCTAGGCGTGATTGATCGTATTCTCCCGATGGCCCAACGTACCGGGGGTTGTTTGGGTCAATGGTGCCATACTCCATATCCCGCAAGCGGTCTTCAAAATTTTCCAGATTTCCCGGCCTGTTTACTTGTGCGCTCAACTCTGCCATTTGCCTGTTGTATTCCTCTTCAGACAATTGATTTTCTGGGCGCCCTCTGTAATAAGGCTCCACTGCGTACCCATCGGACAAAACTTGCGCACCTTTTAAACCACCTCCTAGTGTTGGATTAAACTTGTCTGCAAGGTACTGAATAAGCTGATTGCCGTAATACGTCTGAGGACTAAGAATTTTAAGAATATTATCCCGTTGTTCCACCGTAGGCTGTGAATTAGCGTACTCACGCCCAAGCAAGCTAGCAAGTCCAAGCAAGGGCGCGGCCATAATCAGTCACCCTTCTTTCTGCGAATTAACTCAGAGAAAGGTTTACCCGCAATCATTTCAATGATCCGCATGCCTGTCCACACAATCGTAAACAGTGCGGCAACAGCAGGAAGTAGTTGCATCATCGTACCAACAGCCGTAACAGCGGCAACGCCATCCGCTACATGCTTTATGGTTTCAACGTTTTCTTGTTTCACACCATTCGCCCTTTTGTCTTGCCGCGCTGAGCAATACCATCACCACGTTTGGATGCAGTAGCTGCTTTAGATGTCATGCCGCCAGAAGCCATTTTTTTAGCTTTAACTGCGCCGCCTCGTTTAAACGCTGCGCCAGCAGGGGGCATGGATGTATTAGGCATAGATGTATTAGGCATGCCACCGGCCATGCCACTACCACCGCTAGTGCCCCCTTGAAAAGTGCTTGTAGCGGGTGCGCCTATATTTCCTCCGGCGGGTGTTCCATAAGAAGCACCGCCTGCGGGTATGGAAGAAGCACCGCCCGTTAAACCGGGTTGGGAGATCGGAGCGCCGGGGCCTGAAGTTGGGCCGCCAAAAGCATCATTTACTAAAGTTCCACGAGTACCTGTTGGGCTGAGTACTGCGGGGCCTATATTAGGCCCGCCCATACTACTACCTGTACTACCTGCGGGTCTAACAGGTTTTGGGAGTGTGTTATATGGGGACGCAATATCTTTTAGAAGACCGGGAGGAAGGTTGTTAGTGCCAGTTGGAGCTAATTTAACCTCTTTTGGTCTAAAAGGAAGGTTGCCAGTGCCAATATCTCTTATTTGCGCGGCAATATCCCCTTGGCGTTGAGCGTCGATTGGTTTACTGGGCATTGACGCTGGAGCTGGTCTACGCACTGATTTACTCATTGGTCTACTAATTCTCATAATGTATCCTTAACATTTCCACCTTGCAAGAGCCGCCGCCTTACGGGTGGGCTTGCCCTTCTCGTCTTTCATGGGGCCGGGCATGCCCGACATACGTGCGCAGAACGAATCCTTGCGCTTACCGCCTTGTGGCTGTGGAGCCTTCAGGTTGCTACCCGTAGCCGCGTTGTACTTAGCACGGCCTTTGGCAGTCAAGCCCGCCCCCTTGGATATTGGCAATTTCTCGCCTCTTCCAACGGATAGGACGGGGCCTTTCTTCTTAGCCATAGAAAATTGTGACTGAAGTTACGTTCGTCACAGTTCCATGAACATTGGTGCGGAATAAAACACCCTCGCCCGGAAATATAAGATACGTAGGTTGCGTAGCAGAAGCCACGGTGTTAAGCGTGATAACGGTTGTGCCAGACGCACCACCATCTTTAAATACCACACTACCAGCCGTAGCTGACGGAACCATATAAACAGCTTTAACCCTTGTTCTAGTAAGAGCAGTAGGTGTTTGATTGGTAAATTGCCCCGTAGCAGTTAGCGGGACACTTGCCTGTACATCAGTTTGCATCGACATAGGATGCTCCTAATTAAGCAGTGCGCGTGAACGCGTATGCTGTTGCGCTAGAGAACATGATGGTGAAACGGGCCAAACCTGTTACACCAGAAGCAACAGTCAAGTCACCAAAAGTACCTGCGGCAGCAGCAGCATCAACAGCGCCAGTAGACAGGACACCGTTTGTAGCTACAGCAATCGTTACTGTATTTGCGCCAGCGGTATTATCAATAAACAAATCGAGCACAGTGCCTCGAGTAGCACTTAAAGCGGCTCCCAACAGAGTACCTGTAGGCAAAGTGATGATTGTGGCGGCTGCTGAAGTAGAAGTGATGTAGCCAGAAGCGACTTGTGCTGCAGTGGCTGTGCCCGTTGCGTTTACTGCGTTTGCAGATGTGGGGGTGTAAGCGATAATGAAGCCGTTTTGAGATACAACTGGGCCGGAGAACGTAGTGCGTGCCATGATTTTTCCTTACATACAAGTTAAGTGCATCAGTCTGTATGTCGTCAGCCGGGACTGTCTAATGCACCGGATAGCCCGGAATACTGTGTTTATATCACGGCGTTTATTTGGGCGCAACAATTATTTTTCTTGTCATAATTTTTCGGCATTATACATGCATGAAATACCGCGTTGTCCCTGTCGATACTCGTCAGCCAGAGGTAGTGCAGTTGTTGACGTTGCTTCAAAAAACGTGTCTCCCCCACGATAAAATTTACCCGATTACAAAAGGATACTGGCATGTTGTTTACTCGCAAGATGGTGAAGCGGTTGGCTTCGGTGGTGTTGTCCCCTCTACTCGTTGGTCTGACACTATGTACCTATGTCGCGCAGGCGTTACACGAGCTCATCAAGGACAGGGACTCCAGAAGCGGCTTATCCGACAGCGCATTAAAGTGGCCAAAAGACTAGGCATGAACTGGGTTATCTCTGACACCAATCAAAACCCTGCCTCCGCAAACAGTTTAATAGCTATAGGTTTTAAAATGTTTGAGCCATCTCAACCTTGGGGTTTAAAAACGGCGTTGTACTGGAAGTACAAGATCAAGCATGCCGTATAAAGATAAAATTGTTAAGCAAACTAAACAAAAGACGTACGCAAGTACGTACTATGCCAACAATAAGGCGACTGTAATTGCGGCAAGTAAAGCCTCGGCCAAGGCGTATAAAGCTCAGTGGCGTAGCTTTAAAGCTACATTAGCCTGCGTAAAGTGTGGGCAAAACCACCCGGCCACGTTTGACTTTCATCACATAGACAGCAGCACCAAAGAAGAGTCAGTCAACAAGCTGATAAAAAATCGTGCATTCAAACGGGCTATGGAAGAGGTCAAAAAATGCGTTGTGCTCTGTGCCAACTGCCACCGTATACACCATCACGACGAGCGTATTGCTAAGAAAGCCAAAAAGAAGAAGGGGGCCGAAGCCCCCTAATATCACCTGTTGTCAGCAGCTTCTGCGGCAGCATCAGCCACAGCGCCATCCAACTCTTCTTCTGTGTCGTCTTCGTCTTCTTCATCAAACTCATCATCGTCAGGTGCAGCTACGTACTCAACCGCCCAACCGTAGTTTTCCTGAAATTGCACAAATTCTTGAAAAATCTGAATCATGTCAAAGTCGTTAGTCTCAATAGACAGCTTGTTGTTACCAAAGTACCCAAATTCCATTTCAAATTTCATGATGTGCCCCTATGTTTATGCAACCACAGCGGCTGCAATCTGATCGTAGTTTACCTTTGTGACAACAAAAAGGCCACCCGCAGGTGGCCTCAAACTTACCCTTATGGGGCTGTTTTATTAGGTCGAACCGGGGGAGCCAAAGACGCCCAATGGATCAGAGAAGCCGAAGCTGTAACGCTCACGGGCTTTGTAACGAACGTTACCTGTATCAAAGTCACCGTCCATGCCAGTAGTTAAGGCCATACGCTCAAAGTGCTTCAGGCCGTTAGGAACGTCTGTGCACAAGAACCAAGCATTGGTGTCTGTCAGGTAGTGGTTAATTGTGTAACCTTCAGGGATTGAACCGTTGTTCTTCAACGCGTTGATGTCGTTGTCAGCGGTACCAACACGGAGGTTAGTCTCGAGCAAACGAGTAGCAACGAACTGAAGTGCTGGGGGCACGATCAATTTTCTGGGTTTAGCAGCAATCAGCAAGCCACGCTCATCAGTCCAAGCAGCGATCTGAATCACAGCGTTTTCCAACGATGTTTCATTCAAGTCAGAGTTGGTTGAAGGACGGTTGCTGTTGGTACCACCGGAGATCAAGGGGTGCGCTGTAGAAAACAGAGCAACACCGTCACCACCAGCAAAGGCACCACCTGTAAAACCGTTGTTTAAGACGGATGCAGCTTTAACCTGCTTGGTGTAAGCCATAGCACGAGCCAGACCCTTGGTGTAGCGAGCAGACAAGCTGTCGTACAAGTTATCTTCAACCGCTTCTTCAGTGATTGAGAAACCCAAGG